ATAACTTAAAATGAAGTTTTTGTATAGATATGGGATTAAATAGGTTTGTTTGTCTTGGGAACGCTTTCCATTGTTTATCCCTTAATATAGTATGTGAACCATGATTAAAATGTCTTTCGAGTGGTACACGTGCTAAAATTTGTCCGTTACGTTCATCAAGTATTTGAGCACGTTTAGGTATATCTTCGCATGTTATATCAATGTACTTTGCAATACTACTCACGTGAGTATCAGAGTTCGGGTTTGCCTGTCCAATTTGTGTCACGTAAAAATCTACTGGTTTTAGACCGCACACTTGCGTGATATCTTCTAGATGTAAATTTGATTCGAGTGTAAGATCAATACTAAACGTATTATTCGAACCATTTACATATTTCGAATCTATAATTATATACTGAACCTTTTTTGGTAAGTCCTGGAGTGAAACCATCTTGTATTTAGTATATAAAAAAATAAATATAAATAATAGCAGTAATGTTTTCGTTTTATTCGAGTGTATGTAATTTATTATCACCTAAAACAAACCCAATAAAAAATGTACAAAAACCTCCATCTATAAAAATGTGTGAAAATGACTATATCGTATCTAAAAATGAAGCGAATGAGATAATCATTTTAGAGGTTCCTAAGAAACCTAAGTTTATATACTTCTAATAAAATATATAAAAAAATGAAATGGACGATTACATTGCCTTACACACGTACGACTATAAACTCTCGTTTTGTCAAGCGACAAACGAGCTCCCGGGTGACATGCAAAGACTCGTATGGGAAAAACTTAACGCGTACGAATCACGTGATCTCGTGTGTCCGGGAGCCCCTCAACGATCCCCCCGAAATTCACGATTCTCAAAAGAGAGACTCGAAACTTTGGTTAACCGATGGAGAGAACAGTGGGGCGAACCTACTTCGTGAACGCATGAATATATTGGCACGTGAACAGCTTTATTTTGATGATTACGAAAGTAGTGAATATGATTCATATTCACTCATACTTTATAAACTTCTACTTGAGGATCTTACATATCAAAAGCGTGAACTACAATATTCTACAATCTTTGGTGATAAATGGAGGAAATCGCCTACAAATAAAATAGATTTAACCAATATTCAAATTAGTATACACGAAGTTGAACAGAGGTGTAATAATTTTAAAATAAAAGAACGGAAGTTTAAGAAAAAGTATTTTCAAGATGAAAACTATATTATTAAAGGTATAGATATAGAGTAAATAAATTGTAATGTTGAGTATAATAAACCCATACACTAAAACCATTAGAATATCGTGCCCCACTAAACGTAAAGAAGGTATAGCGGAATATGAAAAAATAAAAGATAAAATTAAAAAGACAACTTTACAATACGGTGTCGCTGTTTCGACCTACCATTTTATTTTTCATACACCCATTGACGGTGTATCTGCTACTTTAGGGACAATTGCGTCGTGTATTTATGTAGACTCGTTGTCATCATACGTCGATAATATTGAAAGAATACCCGTTTTGAATAAACGATTATTGTTACCAACGTGTCTCGCACTAGCCGAATCAACTTGGAATTCTAATGATTTACCATTCGATTTTAATATGGGGGCAACTTTATTTGGATTTTTAGCGTATAAAATGGCATTTTATCAAATCGTGGCCGAAGAAATATTGATGTACAGTGAAGACCTAAGTGATATAGATCAATTATAATAAGTATACTATAAAAAATGTCTCTCATTTACCAACTTACCAAACAAACGGTTAGTCTTGAAAGACTTGACAAACTTGACGGTGTTCTTTCGAGTTTTCGAACCGATCAATTTTCATCTGGCACACCTTCTCAAGTGTATGGGGTGAGATTGAAAACAAACTTTCCACAGGATTTAATAAAGTTCAAAAAGGAACTTAATCATATTGCGTATGTCGGTGTATCTGCATTTAACGATAAACTTCACTTAGTGGACTTTATGTATGAAGAGAAATACGAAGATGGTACTCGGATTGGTATTATTGAGCCAGTAATCCAAATGTTGGCAAAAGATGAATTGGATACTATGGTTGTTCCGCGATACGTCCCGGAAGAATGGATCGAGTTCTGGATGAATTACTTTAAAAACGAGTTTAACTGTCAAAAAACTCTTTTACAGTTTGTTGAAAAAAATAACCTTCACGGAAGCATTAACTGGACGGAACTTTACAACTCGTTCCCTGAAAATATGGACTTAAAACTTAGCAACTAATGTGTAATATAATACGATGAGCCTTACTTACGAACTCCTTAAAAACTGTACCACGATTGTTGAACTTTTTGACGTTAACGAACTCTTTTCCGAATTAGCCGGTGAAAAATGTAAAGTATACGGTTTACGCGCTGATTTTGGGTACCCCACACACCTTATTCCTAAAAGTACGTATAAGTATATTGCCTATATTGGTATTTCTAATAGAAAATTAGAAACATCGTACGGTCAAGCCCAGTTTATTGAATTTTATTATGAACCTAAGGATATTGGTATTTTGGAACACTTTTTTGATATGTACCTCGAAAGTGAAAAGGAGATTCTTAAAGAATGTGGGTGTAAAGGTGATGAAGAGTTTACCGTCGAACTTTTCCCGAGTAAAATTACTAAAAAGAACCTCATGTTTTGGAAATGGTATTTAGATGAACAGTATGGCGTTAACGATAAGATTTCTTTACGTGATTTCCTAGACGATTATGAAATTACGTATCAAATCGACCACGATCGGTTATACGATTATTTACCGGAAAATATTGACGATTTGGATAATGAAAGTGAATACACGTCGGATTCTGAATCCGAACTCGAAGAAGGTGAAATAAGAACCTAAGTACGAGATTATAAAAAAATAATCAATAAAAATGCGTCCAAACTGTGTACACGAAAACTGTCTCTGTCGCCAAGGAAAAAACGGGTTTTGTGTAAAACACCGTGAAATTGGTGAAGCCGTAGAAGCCCTTTTACTTTTAAGAAAAATAACAAACCTAAGTTGTAATGAAACAAAATAAAAAATTAATATATTAAAAATGGACGCTCTTACATCGTTAATGCAAACGCTCGACCTCAATTCTAAGATAATTTCTGAAGGCGATTATCTTAAAATGTGTGATTCGATCAAAAAGATTCACGATTATATTAAATACGAAACGGATTCTGAAAGTGATGGTGAAGAAGAATTTAGAATTCGTCGTGTTGATATACCCATACCCTTTTCCCCGATGCCTCGTCTCCCACCATTCGGGGATAATCTTGACGATCTTACGATATACGATACGGTGCCACCACCACTATCAAGACGTGGGGATTATGTACACCCCGACTTACCGGAGATACAAACACCGCCACCTGTTCCGGAACAGTTACGCGATTACGAACTCGAAGATGAACTTATGGAAGTAAATAGATTAATCCACGAAACGTTAAAAAAGATTGAAAAATTAAAACATAGGCGAAACGTGACGAACTTTGTTCGCCAAGAAGCTGTGAAACGACGCGCACGGGAACTCGGCATTCGATTACCTCGATATACGGTTGGTTCACTTTTAGATTCAGGACACGACGTTGGTGATGTACGTATGTTCTTCAAGAATTACCTGGAAGATTATAACGATGATATCGATAGACAACACGAAGAATTATCCGAGACGTTAAAAGAACTCGAATACGATAAAACGGCTATAATAGACGAACTTATAAACTTTTAATTAAATATCATTTTACACCACTTTTCGTTAATATTGCCGAAAGGCGAGTACTCAAACAATAAATGTATTAACGCCCCTGAAATAATTAGAGCGCCTGTACCTTTATAAATATATTTTGTAAGACCCATGAACAAAACCTGTAACATGAGACCTATGAAGAGTGCTTCCATCAGGACGGTGGTAAACTGACGCATTTTTTATATAGTATTATACTATATAAAAAAAATGGATTACCAAGGAATTGGAATGTTAACAGTTATCGTCGCCTTTATGGCCATCTTCGTCTACGTACTTATGAGTAGATCTAAAGGTTCGAATTCGAAACCACAAATTGAAATGAAAGAAGAATAAACTAAACTAATTTAAAAATATTATCTCGTGATATATAAAATGATACTCTTATTATCTATCATTCTATTTATCATATTTTTGATTTATAGTATAAAACCCAGGGGTGAGGGGTATACACTCGAGGGTCTTAAACTTTCATGGACGAATAAGGCGAATATAGAGGAGAATGTTACGAAATGGATCGTTACCCTGAAAGATTCGTCGGAAAGTGTAATTCACACGTACGAAAATAGTGATGCGGGTAACCTTAAAGACTTTACGGATGTGACCATGAATATAGTAAACAATAAGGAGTTCGATGAAAGGATTATAGGTGATAATATACTCGAATTGTACTATAACGAAATTAAAGAAAGTAATAAATTGTATACGAAAACCGTAACATTTACACAGAACGATTTTGGGTATATTATAGATACGAGTAAACTAGAAAAAATTGATATACCCGAACCTGAAGCGATGGATTTGACGGGTGGGTTTAAATGGTACTATTACAAAGGTTCGTACTTTTCGTATATAAGTTCATTTAGTGGTAAAACTCCTACGAAGCAAGGTGACAATGTTACCGATTTTAGTAGTAAACATGAGGCGACGAGCGGACATTTACGAAAAGATAATAATGAAAGTAACTATGCCGTTAAGTGGAGAGGTTTTTTCGTACCTAAAAAGACGGGTAGTCATAAATTCTGGACAGAATCTGATGATATGAGTTATTTAACTATAAATGGTGTAGTGATTGTTGATAATGGTGGTTTACATGGTATGAGAAAAGCACCAAAGGATGAACTTAATCCACCAGAGAGTTCCAGAACGTATTCATCAGTATTTTCGAACGAAACTCCAGGAGTGGGACACGCCCGTTCGATGCTTGACAGTGATCAAGCTTGGTCGGCAGCTCATAACGTAGTCGATCAGTGGATGGAAATTGACATGGGTGCAAAGAATTTCATAGCCGGTGTCGTCGTTCAAGGAAGAAACACACCCTGGAACAATCAACGCGTGACTTCGTTCGATGTATTGATTGATGGTATAAAGGTCACATCGACGCTTAATTACACTTCGAGTGGAAACACTCGTCAGACTTACACCTTCAGCAACCCAGTT